ATCAGCGAGATCGAGGAGCATTGCGCCGTCAGCTGGAGCAGCAACGGCAGCCACCTGCGCGAAGCCGCACGCATCGAAATCAACAGCACGGATCCGAAACTCATGCGCGTCACCATCGCCCGGCCCAACATGATGCCCAGCGACACGGAGTCGGCGAAAAGATTCCGGGCGACCGGACTCATGGAAAAAATCAGCACGATTATCCAGGACAGCGGCGAAATCAGCTTCAACCAGCTGATGCATGAGCTTAAAGACGACGGCAGCGGAGCGCGACGCGGCACCGTCAAGGAATCGGTCACGACCCTCTGCGAGGAGGAATACCTTTCAAAACGCTCCGGCGCCAATAATACGATCATCTACTCGTCCAACCGTCCATACCGGCAGGTGGACGACCCCGCTTCGGACTCGTACATGGACAGGCTCACACAGGATGAGGCCAACGAACTCTCACGAGGGGAGGCTGAACCGAACGATCTCGGAATCGATGACTTCTAGGTGGTTCCCAGTGGTTCCCGAGTGGTTCCCGCCTGAAATTCCAACGTTTTCAGAGAAAGGAAATGACCGAATGCGAAAACGTTCGAAATGTGAGACAAAAACATCCACACAAGTGGTTCCCAGTGGTTCCCAGTGGTTCCCGGAACCACCCGCAAAACCATACATGTGGTTCCCGTGAAAAGAATTTGCGATTTGTAATCGCAATTCTACAGGGAACCACTGGATGCCACAACCCGAGACCACCACAAGTAGTTCCCAAACCATTCAAACCACAAGCAACACGCCGAACACCCAACAGAAAGGAAAAACACCATGGGAAACACCCACTCACCCATATGGAAAGAACCCTGCGCAAACTGCGAACTCAGCAGGCGGATCTGCCTCAGCCACCCACAACCCTGCTGCCAACACTGCACCCACTGAAAGCGAGAAGTCATGAAGAAAATCAGAATCATGCTCGACCAGGAAGACGGCGCCACCGTCACCCTCGGCAGCATCGAAACCGAAGGACAGTCAGCCCTGTACAGATGCCATCCCCGCATGCTGCACGACGAATCCGTACGGAAACCCGTATTGGACGCCTTGGGCAGATGGGCCCTGCATCTCATGAGTGACGCGGAGGAATCATGAAAGAGTCCGTCACCATCCAATACCGCCACGAGGACGCGGATACCGGATTGGTCGAAACCATCCCCATCGCCTCCATCGGCTTCGACCAGTGGGGTCGGGGTCATCCCGACCTGTTCAACCTCAACGAACACGGATACCGCGCCCGCAGCATGCGGAACGCACTCGAGACCGCCTGCGAAGCGGTCTTGCACGAAATGCAGGACATCAAATTGGAGGACTGACTCATGGCCGAATCGATTGACCTCACCCAACAGGCCCTCAACGCATTGGCCTCATCAGGGCTGGGCAACGACAGTCCGGCCGAGGCGTTCGTCATCGGCTACCAAGCCGGCTGGCGGCAAGCCGTCGACCTGTGCATCGAAATCGAAACACGACTCAACAACGAGGAGAACACCGATGAAGTTCCACAGGATTAGCCCGCGCCCTAGATGCGGGGGCAAGGTCAGGGAGACGGAGGAATGAGCAGGCCACGCGCCCGCGAGCGCAAACCCTCGTGGCTTCGCCAGTTCATTCCGAAGTCGAGTCCCCTTGTGGTCACTGTCTGCGAGGGGTGCGGATTGTACGTTATCGAGGATCGGGAGAGCGTGTGGGAGTCGTGGGATTACGGGTGTGTGGAGGGTGACGACCTGGCCGTGGCGATAATCCTCGGCCGCCCGTTGACGCGCGTCACATGGCTGCCTTCGGTCGGACATCCGTTATTGCGCAGCGTGAGCGGGAGCGCGGGCATCAGGCCGGACGGCCAATACCTCGCCGGGCACACGTGCCACTTGGCTCGGGTGAGCGTCAAACCGTTCAAGCCGCCGAAGAGGGAGCGTCCGCCGGGCAAACCGTGGGGCGGGCGCAACCTCACGAAACGCGAACTCGAGGAGTTCAAACGCATCTGGAACATGCCGTACTCACGGCTCAAACATGAGAAAGCCCCAACCGTGGTCGGCCAGGGCGATGAGATCCAAGCATTATTCTAGCCGACCAGCCGGAAGGGGCTCAACGTGAACTGTCAGAACTGCAGGACGATGACCGAAGAGGGGTGTTCGCTGTGCGAGACGTGCGAGATGCGCCTCGCCGGCACATTATTGCGATTGGCGCGTGATGTCACGCCGTTGCATGACAGCCTCGACGCCACATTGCATCCGGGAGGGCATTCGCCGGTCAGAATCCAGACGGCCACTCCCCCGACGCCGATACGCTTGGACGTGCTCGACCTGATCGACATGCTCGACGCGACCGCGCGCGAACTGTGGCGTTGCCTCGACGGCATCGACGCCTTGGACTGGCGCAAAGATCCCCGCATGGAGGACCTCGAGGCCACGCTCATCGCATGCGCCGGACACCCCAAACTCGCCACCTTCGCGGACGCCGGCCTCTACATGCACATCATCAACAACCTCGCCCGCAAAGTCGACCTCGCATTGGATCCACCCGAGCAGCGCAGAGAGATCGGCACGTGCGAACTATGCGAGATCATGCTCACCGCAGGCCCAAACGACCAGTGGGTCACGTGTCCAGTGTGCGGCAGGGAGCAGCGAGCGCAGACCGTCAAACTCAGGCGGCTCAAGACGCTGTGCTGGGATGACGGTCGGCGTGGTTCGGCGGCGGAGATTGCCAAGGCATTCACGGATGCTGGGATCGCGCTCAAACGCAACACCGTCAACGTGTGGCGCAAACGTGGCAAGCTCGATGTCACCCCGGATGGTATCGCCTACAGCAGTGTCTACAGGCTCGTCATCAGCGGCGAACCCGTGGACGAGCTGCCGTGCGAAAAGACCAAACCGTCCGACGAACTTGACAAATGAGCGGTTGTCACCGATGATTGCAGTGGCAGAAGTGTCGAAAAACCCAGCTCACGTGGCTGGGTTTTCGCGTATCTGCCCACATTGCATGAGCTGAGAGTACTCCGCCGGCAGCGTCCAAAGTGCCGGTGCTAGTCAGCCCGCCACGGCTTGCGTACGGTAGAGGCCTAATCGGTCGCGCTGGGATAGCGTGACAGGGAGTAAACACCGACACTCTCTCGCGAATTCGAATCTCGCACAAGCCACCACAACATTCCATACATCGGAGAACAACATGCCCAGGAACGCAAACGACGTGGACACGCGAATCGAAAAGCTCGAAACACGCATCCACGTCCTAGAAATGCAGGTCATGCAACTGAAAAAAGAACTGACCTGCGACCGTCACTGAATGCAGATATCGTCATCCAACCCGACACGGAACGATAACGAATCCCCGGATTCACCCGGAGTCGAATCAACCCATATCGTCGAACTCTGCTGTGACAGCGTGAACTCGAAATGCTCAAGCACCCCAACGACATGACTTTTGCCCGGCCCATCGTAGGAGACCTCACGCCCGAGATCCGCATAAACCAGATCACGAATCTTCTTCTTCATATTCACCTCCTTAAGTAGTGGATGTATATGAAATCCTAGTTACCGTCTCTCACCGCAAACTCCATGATCTCGAGGTGACCTCAATGACCAACCAGCCGACGATCAACCTGCAAATCACGGACGCCCAAGGGCATATGCTCGGCGAAATCGAACGCCTCCCCGTACCGACACACACCACTCCCGACGGACACATAATCGTAGACAGCCTCACCAATATCTTCGAGGCCTCGGCACAGGCATTCGCCGACACATGGCAGCAGCATTGCGTCAGTATAAAACCATGACCCGCAACGGATACAACCCCCGGCAACGCAACGGGCACAGGCGCAGGCAGAACAGGGCACGGGCCAAGGCCGCCAACACATGCTGCTACATCTGCTTCAGACCCATCAACTACAGCCTCAAGTCTCCCGACCCATGGAGCTACGTACTCGACGAAACAATCCCGCTGGCACGAGGCGGCACGCTCACCTACAACAACAGCGGAGCCGCACACCGATGGTGCAACCAGGTCAAAGGCACGCACACATTGGAATGGGCGCGCAACGAAGTCGCCAATATTCTCAACGGCAAAGGTAAAGGCATGCAAGCGCGACCAACTTCAATCCCATTCACCCGGCTCGACGTGTGACCCAGGGCGGTACACCCCACCCCACCGGCAGTGGCTCCCCCCGGCGCATAGAGCCGATATCTCCCCACGGTTTCGGTAACGGTAACGCGTTACGGCTCCGGTAACGGTTTTAGGAGGCGTCATGGCGAGGATTTGCACGGTGTGCGGCTCCCCGCTGCCCAAGGACGCGCGCGAGGGTGCCGAATACTGTTCGGCCAAGTGCAAGCAGAAGGCGTACCGGCAGAGGAAGGCCGGCAACAGGTCTCTTGAACCAAAACCGAAGGTGAAAGCGAAGCCCGCGCCGCTGCCGACGAACCGTGAGCTCGAACGGATGATGGACGAGCCGATGGAGGACGCGCTGCGCCACACGCGCGACGTGCTGAAGAAGGCGTTGGACGATCCCGACACCCGCACATCCGACCTGCCGGCGTTATCCCGCCAGTACATCACGGCATGCCGTGAGCTTGAAGCACTGTCCGGCGGCACCGATCTGTTCGGCGACGAGTCCGTGGAACCAAGCGAGGTGGATGATGTCGGAGCGTCGATTGTCTGAGCTCGCCCGAGTGCTCTCCCAACCATCGGGCATCGTCTCCAGCGATTTCCCGAAGCTGCGGCGTGCGGCCATTCGCATGGGCATCTCCTACGACCTGTGGCAGCAGGGACTGCTGTATCTGATGCTCGGCAAACGGGAGGACGGTTTGTATGCGTGCGGCGAGGGCGGCACGGTCATATCGATATGCCGCCAGGTGGGCAAGACATTCACCATCGGCTCAGCCGTGTTCATCCTGTGCGCCATGCAGCCCAACCTGAAGGTGCTGTGGACCGCGCACCGCACGCGTACGTCCGATGAGACGTTCCAGTCGATGTGCGGCTTCGCACAAAACAAACTGATGGTCAGGTATGTGGAGCATATCCGTCGGGCGAACGGCCAGCAGGAGATCGCGTTCCGCAATGGCAGCCGTATCATGTTCGGAGCCCGCGAGCAGGGTTTCGGCCGTGGCTTCGACGCGGTGGACGTGGAGATCTTCGACGAGGCGCAGATCCTGACCGTCAAGGCTTTGAACGACATGATTCCTGCCGTGAATGTGAGCCCGAATCCACTGATCGTGTTCATGGGCACTCCCCCGCAGCCCGGCGACCCGTCCGAAACGTTCGCCGACAAAAGGCGTGACGGGCTCAAGCACGTGGACGGCATGCTCTACGTGGAATTCAGCGCCGACCCCGACTGCGACCCCGACGACCGCGAACAGTGGGCGAAGGCCAACCCGAGTTTCCCGAAGCGCACTTCTGAGACCGCCATCCTGCGCATGCGCAAGCTGCTCGGCGACGATGACAACTTCCGCCGCGAGGGCTTGGGCATCTGGGATGCGGAAAACAGCATTTCGGCCATAGACCCGCAGCAGTGGGAGGCCGGCAACATCGAGCAGCCGGACTTGGACGGCCGGCTCGCGTTCGGTTTGGATATGCCGCCCGACCGCAGCGCGTTGGCCGTCGGCATGGCCGTACGCCACGATGACGGTACGGCGCTCATCAATTTGCAGGAATACCGTGACGCGAAACAGTCGGGCACCGCATGGGCGGTGGACTGGCTTGCGGAACGCTGGCCGAAGACCAGCGCGGTGGTCATCGACGCGCAGTCGCCGGCCATGAGCCTTTTGCCCGACCTGCAGAAACGACACATCAAAGTGCTTGTCACCCAGTCACGTGATCTGGGGGCGGCGACCGGAAGGGTGCTCGACATGATCCACGCCGGAACCCTGCAGCATTTGGACGCGGAGCACCAGCCGCAACTGAGCATGGCCGCGCATGGCGTCACCCTGCGCGACATCGGCCCGAATGGGTTGAAGGCATGGAACAAGAAAGGCTCCGACATCGACATCAGCCCGTTGCAGGCGTGCACGGTCGCATTGCACGGGGCGTTCGTCAGCAAACGCAAACCGGGCAGGAAGCAGAGGGTGATGGTCTGATGGTCAGCAGTGAAATCGTGGCCGCCGCAGGCGGCAAACCGTTCCTTGCCAGCGAATCCCTTCCCTCCATTCGAGCTATAAAAGGCATCGATGAGGCTGATTGGGACATCATCGAGCGTCTGTTGCGGGTGTGGCTGCAGAAGCAGAACGGCAATATTCTCCGCTCGCTTTACTATTCGGCGCACGAACGGGTCAAGGATTTCGGCATCAGCATTCCCGACAAGATCAGGTCGAACGTGTCCGTGATGATCGGCTGGCCGGCCAAGGCCGTGCGCATGCTCGCCGACCTGAGCGCGTTCGAGGGCTTCAGCGTCGACGGAGGCTCTGATGAGGGCTTGGCCGCCGACGTGTCCGGCGTGTTCGAGTCGAACGCCCTGGATACCGTCGTCTCGCAGGCGGTGGTGAGCGCCTACACGCATTCATGCGCGTTCCTCACCATCAGCCGCACCATTGGCGGGGTGACCATCATTCCCCGTTCGGCGGATTGGTCGGCGGCCATATGGGATTCGGTCAACAACCGGATCGGATACGCGCTGACCATCACCGACGCCGACGAGCATGGCGTCATCACCGGTTTCAACGTGTGGCTGCCGAACCGCGTCTACGTGTGCTCGAACAGTATGGGCAAGTGGTCCGCGGAACGCCAGGATACGAATTACGGCAGGCCCACGGTGGTCTCCCTGTGCTACGACCCGCAATTGAACCGACCGTTCGGCCGTTCGCGCATCACGCGCCCGTTGATGTCCCTGACCGATATCGGCGTGCGCACCATGCTTCGAATGGAGGCGAACGCCGAATTCTACGCGGCCCCGAAACTCTGGTTCCTCGGAGCCGACCGCGACGCCTTCAGCGAAAACACGTGGAAGAGCCTGATAAGCGCCATCAACGCGATCAGCAAGGACGAGGACGGCGACGTGCCCACCCTGCAGCAGGTGCAACAGGCCTCGATGCAACCGCATTCGGACATGCTCAAGACCATCGCCATGCTGGTGGCCTCCGAGACGAACGTGCCCGTCAACGATCTGGGCATCACGATGGACAATCCCGCATCCGCCGAGGCCATGGCCGCCGCGGAACGCAAGCTCAGCCGCGAGGCTGACCGTCAGAACCGGCTGTTCTCCCGCGCCCTGAAGGACGCGGTGGGCATGGCGCTGGACTTGGATTCCACCGAGCTCGCGCGCATCACCCCGGTATGGGCACCGACCCGCGAGGTGTCGGACGCGGCCCGCGCCGACTCGTTCTCGAAGATAGCCGGCGTGCAGCCGGCGTTCGCCGAATCCGAGGCCGGCTGGCGGTACGCCGGATTCCCCCAAAGCGATGTGACACAGATCATGAATGCCGTCAATGCGAACAAGGCCGGCAGCGTGCTCGACCGATTGGTGAACGGAGGCGTCGATGACAGACAGCAGCAGCCGAACGCCCAGCCGCAACCAAGTGGACAAACTCAGCCAAGCGAACCAGTCGGTGGTGGCCCAGGCTCAGAGCGAGCTTGACAAGGTGTTCGAGACCGTCATCAACATGTATGACGATCCCGCCGACCAGCGTGACGCCCTGCTGGAGCTCGTGCCCGCCATAGCCCGCAAATACGGCAACATCGACAGCGTGGCCGCCGCCGAATGGTATGAGAAGGTGCGCCACAAGTGGATCATAGACGACGACTACACGGTAGACAGCCGCTACGACCCGGATGATGCGCCGATGAGGAAGACGGTGCGTCGTCTCGCCGGCCACCTTTGGGACGACGAAAAAAACGGCCGCGGCCCCGATTACGACGCCGCGAAACGCGGGCTGCACGCCAGCATGGACAGCTGGGTAAAGGCCGGTGGCCGCGAGACCATCATGCGCGCCTCCAAACACGACCCGTCGAAGCCCCGGTACGCACGAGTACCGTCCGGTGCGAAGACGTGCGCGTTCTGCGCCATGCTCGCCTCCCGTGGCTTTGTTTACGCTAGCGAGGACAAGGCCGGGGCGCTCGGCCAATATCATAAGGATTGCGACTGCGAGATCATTCCGAGCTGGGACAGGAAGAACCCCAAAATCGAGGGCTACGACCCGGACGGGCTGTACAGGGAGTATCTCGAGGCCCGTGATTCCATGGAATCCGAACAGCCCACGCTCAAGGAAATCCTCACGGCCATGAAATCCCAGCCCGGCCGGTACAACGACTCGTTTGCGCCGTACAAAATCAGTGTCGCCAAGGAGTCGGATTTTGCCGCGACCATAGGTTCGCGGCATGTTTCGGCGTTGAACAAGCTGCTTAACGATTCCAAGCATCACGACACGGCCGAGCTCTTCTCCAGAGGCACGAACGAGTACAGGATACTCGACACGAAACTGCCCAATGACACCGAAGCCCATTTCAGCCCCTCGGATGGCGGCATATATCTGAATCTCGCCGCCGTAGGAAAACACCAGCCGGGCCACCCGCCATACAACACCCTTGTCCATGAATGCTCCCACATGCTGGATTGGATACTTGGCGACGATAAGGCCCAGATGTATTTCTCCGCGCTGTCACGCGAAGGGCAGTCCTTCGCCCTCATGCTCAGCACCGATGCGCGCCAAGCCTTCAACGAGCGTCTGGCGAAAGTCCAGGGAGGCAGCCTCAAGGCCAGACGAGAGGCCGCACTTGGGCAACTCTATATGGACGTCGCCGCGGACCTCGGAAAGAAAGGGGACCACTCCATCCACGACATGTTCCAGGCCGGCCTTGGAAGCCAAGGAGACGACTACGCCTATCTGCTTTCCCGTTTCGGGCACAGAAAAGGGTATTTCCAATCCAGCGGGAACCAGGAGGCCGAAGCGTTCGCCGAGATGATGGCGGCGCAGATAACCGATGAGCATTCATGGGAGATAATGGAGAAGTATTTCCCCAACGCCACGAAAATGTTCAACGGGATGGTCAAGGAGGCGCTGAATGGCAAAGCCCTGGAGTGACGAAGCCGATGCGCTGCTCGACGAGTACGCCCGCAGATTCCACGATATCTATTTCCACTTCGGCGAAACATATCCGGACGATGACGAAAAGCTGAAAGCCGATATCCAGCATTGGCTCGATATCGGCAAACCGCGCCCATGGACGGATTTCCCCGGAGACGTTCTCATTTAAGCGAGAGCGACATTTTTTTTGTAACCACCCGCACGGGTGGTTTTTTTATGCCCGAAAAGGGCCCGTCAACCCATAAGGAGAACAATCATGGCCGAAAACCAACAGTCCGGACAGGAGCCGAACGGCGAATCGCAGGACATCGACTACAAGGCCAAATACGAGGAGGCCATCGCCCATTCACGCGAGTGGGAGAAGCGTGCCAAGGCCAACAAGACCGCCGCCGACGAGCTGGAACAGCTCAAGCAGTCGCAGATGAGCGACGCGGAGAAGGCCGCCGCCAAGACCGCGAAGCTCCAGAAGGAGCTCGAAGAGCTCAAGGCGGAGAAGCAGTCGAACGCATGGCGTTCGCAGGTCGCCTCCGAAACCGGACTGCCCGCGAACCTCATCACCGGCTCCACGTTGGAGGAGATGCAGGCCAACGCGAAGTCCATCAGCGAATACGTGGCCGCTCAGACCGGCAGGAAGCTCCCCGAGGTCAAGAACCCCGGCAAGCAGCCGGACGTGGCGCCGAACGACCTGCTGCAGTTCGCCTCCAACGTGTTCTCCAACTAGCAACCAACCATTTCACAGTAAGGAGCCAATACCATGGCTATTTTCGGTACCGGCGGCATCGCCGCCATGCCCAACCAGATCGCGGACGGCATCGTCGACCAGGTGCAGTCCGGCAGCGCCGTAGGCGTGCTTTCCCAGCAGAAGGCGATGCGCTTCGGCGAGACCAGCATCGTCACGTTCGAGAACCGTCCGAAGGCGGAGTTCGTGGACGAGGGCGTGCAGAAGTCCAGCACCACCGGCTCGTTCGGAGTGGTCAAGACCGCACCCCACAAGACGCAGGTCACCATGCGCTTCAACCAGGAGGTGCAGTGGGCCGACTCCGACTACCAGCTCGGCGTCATCAACAAGCTCGCCTCCGAGGGTGCCAAGGCGCTTTCCCGCGCGCTCGACCTCGGCCTGTTCTACTGCCTCAACCCGCTGACCGGCAAGCCTATCAAGGCCTGGACGAACTACCTGAACAAGACGACCAAGCGCGTGACCCGCACCGCCAATCCGGACACCGACATCGAGACCGCCAGCGGCCTGATCCTCAACGACAAGGAAGGCTGGGACGTCAACGGCATCGCCATGAGCCGCTCCTACGCCTTCGACCTCGCCACCCTGAAGGACACGCAGAAGCGCCCGCTCTACCCGGAGCTGGGCTACGGCGTGAACATGAACTCGTTCAAGGGCATTCCCACCTCGGTGACCACCACCGTCAATGCACCGGAGTTCGTCGCGCCCTCGACCGAAGAGAGCTACACAGTGCCGAAGGTCGGCGCGATCGTCGGCGACTGGAAGAACGGCATCCACTGGGGCGTGCAGCGCAATCTGCCGTTGGAGACCATCACCTACGGCGATCCGGACGGGCAGGGCGACCTGCGCCGCAACAACCAGATCGCGCTCCGACTGGAGATCGTCTACGCCTGGTACGTGTTCACCGACCGCTTCGCTGTGGTCGAGGGCGACGCACCCACCAGCAAGGCGGCCAAGTGATGAGCCAGGCAGTCGAATTCCACCACCTGACCTCAGGGGTGGCGAACACCGCCCGCCAGGCGGTCATCGAAACCCAGTTCGTCGACGATAAGGGCAAACCCATCGACCTCAATGGCGGTTCTTCCACCCCATCTGCTGGCAGCGTCACGCCGGCCAGCCTCGGCGGCTATTCCTCCGGCACCGGTCACGGCAAGGTCGTGCAGGTCAAGGCCGATGGCAGCGGCTTCGACTTCGTCGCCCCGGTCACGGCCCCGACCGCCGACACGCTTACCGGTGCCACGGATACGGGCAAGCGTGTGCTCAAGGCGACTGACGCTGCGGCGGCGCGCAAGGCCATCGGTGCCGGCACCAGCTCGTTCAGCGGCTCGTACGACGATTTGACGAACAAGCCGGCGATTCCTGCCGCCTACACGCTGCCCGCCGCGACCGCTGCGGCGTTGGGTGGCGTCAAGCAGGGTGCGGCCGTACCGGACCTCGCCGCCGACGCGAATACGACGACCGCGAACGCCAAGATCAACGCGCTGCTCGCCCAACTGCGTGCGGCCGGTGTGATCGCGGCCTGAGGGAGGTGCGCTCATGGCCGATGACGCTGATCCGGGCATGAACGTGCCCGCTCCCCCGTTCGCCAGCGCCGATGATCTCGCCTCCCGTTGGCATGAGCTCACCGACGCCGAACGGGCCAAGGCGGAGACGATGCTGGCCGACGCGAGCGACAAGATCATCACCGACTGCCCCAATTGGACGCAAGCCTCGGAGACCACGCTGCGGCGTATCTGCTGCGCGATGGTCAAAAGGGCCATGCTCAACGAGGACGTCGCCGGGGTCACCCAATCCACGCAGACCGCGAACGGTTTCACCGAGGCCAACAGCTACAGCAACCCTGACGGGGATCTGTATCTGACGAAATCGGAGAAACGCTCGCTGGGCTGCGGCGTGCAACGCATGTGGAGCATCGACCTGTCCGACGGGAGCGTGAACCCATGAGACTGCATGGCGAAACCATCACCGTCACATGGCGCGTGCCGACCGGCGAGGTGGATGGGGGCAACAAGCCCGTCTGCAGGACGGAAACGGAGACCATCGACGACGTGCTGGTCAAGCCCGGAGCCGACGAGAACGCCGCCGACTCCACACGGCCGGCCGGTATCACCGCCGCGTTGACGATCGCAATACCGAGGGTCTGGACGTACCGGAGCCTCAGGAATGCGCTGGTCACCATACGCGGCCACGACTATCGGGTGATAGGCGACCCATTGCCGGTCGACGGCGGGATTACCCCCACCCGGTGGAATTTGAGCGTCGAACTGACGGATACGGAGGGATGACGCATGTCAAGCAACGTGAAACTGAACCTGCCGGCGTTCACCGCGTTCCGCCAGTCGCCGCACGTGATCGGTGCCGTCAACGCGGAGGCCGAACGGGTCGCGGCGAGGGCGAACGCGCTCGGCCACAACTCGCATGGCGGCAAACCCCAGTACGGGGTGCTGCCGGCGATCCCGTCGAACGTGGGCACCATCGCCCTCGTGCAGGCCGAGAACCATCAGGCGTTTGTCGACAGCTCGGCCCACAACACGTTGGCCAAGGCTTTGGGAGGTGGCGGCTGATGGCGGTCAACGCGGAAAAACTCGTCATGGACTGGATCAACGCCGACCCGACGATCAAGGCCGAATATCCGGCCAGTTTCGACGTGCCCGCCGAATCATCGGCCACGCACCCGATGCCGTTCGTCACCGTCGAACAGGTCGGCGGCACGGACGAACAATTCCGTTCGCTGCCCTTGGTCGCGGTGCAGGTGTGGGGCGAGTCGCGCTGGCTGGCCTCCGAGGCCGCCTCCAAGCTCATCCTCCCCCGGTTGAAACGTATCACGGAACTGCCCGAGGTCGCCGACATCGACATCACCGGCCGCACGCATTTCCCCATGCCCGACGGCCGGCCCCGCTACCAGATACTCATACAACTCACCGTCAAATCAGACGACTAACGAAAGGTCTAAATCATGGCTGGTTCCACCACCAACGATTCCACCATGGTGTCGTTGGGCAAATTCAAGGTCGGCGGCTACGCCTACTGGGCACCGTCCGGCACCGCGCTGCCCACCGATTCCTCCACCCCGCTGGCCGCGGCGTTCAAGCTGCTCGGCTACCTGTCCGAGGACGGTCTGACCAACGCGACCGACACCAACACCACCGAGATCAAGGACGCCAACGGCACGACCGTGATGAAGGTCATCACCAGCTACGCCGAGTCCTACCAGTTCGCGCTGCTGGAGGTGCTGCGCGCCGAGGCCGCCAAGATGCGCTACAACACGCACGCGGTCACCGGCACGGACAAGAGCATGACCATCAAGCACCAGATGCCCTCCGACGAGGACTTCGTGCTCGTGTTCGAAATCGCGATGAGCGGCGACGTCAAGGACCGCCTCGTGATCGGCAACGGCACGCGAGCCGAGTTCGGCGACCGTCAGGTGCATGCCGGCGACGCGCAGGTGTACGACGTCACCGTGTCCGCCAACGACATGGGCAACGGTGTCACCGCCATCGAATACATCGGCATCGCCGCGTCCCGTAGCGTGGCCGTCACCGAGGCCCTGCTCGGCAAGGTCATGGATCCGGTCAACGGCGACGAGACCGCCGAAACCGGCGAAGAGACCCCGGCCGCCGAATAACGGTTCTTCCCGCGTCACGCGTTCGACGACTTCCCCGCGACGCGGGAACCCTCATTTTTTTCAACTCTCGAAGTCGTCCATGGTTTTTTGGAGAAGTCATTATGTCACGAAACCGTCATCATCGTTCCGGTAATCCCGCCAGCAGCAACGTCCCCGGCAACCGTCCGCAGGATCACAGGCCCGCGCAGGGCAAGCCGCGCACCGTCACCGTCAAGGGCATCTCCCTGACCATCGACCCGAAACTGATGGACGATTGGGAGCTCGTGGAACTGTTATACGACTACCAGTCTGATCCGGAGGGCAACGCGCTGGCCGTGATCCCGTTCCTGCGCAAGGTGCTCGGCGACGGCTACGCGAGGGTCAAGGACGCGTTGCGCGATCCGGACACCGGACGCATCAGCGGTGAAAGCATGGGCGAATTCGTCGAGGAGCTGATGGAGAAGCTCAACGACGCGGCCCCAAACTCCTGACGCTCGTATACCTGCTGCATGCCTGCCCCGACCAGTTGGCGGCGGACATGCGGCGCATATACGGGCTTAGCGTCTATGAGCTGGATCCGTTGGAGACGGCCGCGTTGGCCGCGAACCTGCCCGCCGGCTCCCTTATCTGGCAGAAGCTGGACACCCCGGCCGCGTGGACGCTTGACCAGTATCTGATGGCCGCGCGGATCGACCAGATGAACATGTGGATGTGGGGCAACGCCGACCCGAAGAAACGCGGCCCGCAGCCGGAACCGCTGCCGAGACCAGGCAACGGAAGCGGCCATGCCGTCGCGAACCCCTCCAAGCCGGAGGACTCCGGGGAAGCCACGCGCAGGACGCGCACCATCAAGCCCATGGCCCTGACCATCGAACAGCTCGACGCGTTCATGAGCCGCGACTTCACGGACGTGGAGACGAAACCCTTCACCCACAACGAATAACCGAATAGAGGGGCATGGTCATGGCATACCAGCTGGCTCAGGCTTACGTGCAGATCGTGCCCAGCATGAAGGGCGTGGGCAAGGCCATCGAAAGCGCGTTCGACGGGCCATCCAAATCGGTCGGCCAGAAAGCCGGGGACGCCGCCGGCGGGGGCTTCTCGAAAGGTTTCGGCGCGAAGCTCGGCATCGTCTCCGGAATCGCGTCCAGCGTCGCCACGAAGGTCATAGGCGTGTTCTCCGGCCTGTCCGGGCAGATCCTCGACGCATCGGATTCGACGCAGAAGTTCGCACAGACACTTGATTTCGCCGGCGTTGGGGCCGACCAGATCAAGAAACTGACCGTGTCCACGCAGGAGTATGCTAACAAGACCGTCTACGGTATCGACGACATCCGCAACACCACCGCCCAATTGGCGGCGAACGGCGTGCCAAACTACGCGAAGCTCGCCGAGGCGGCCGGCAATCTCAACGCGGTCGCGGGCGGCAACGCCGACACGTTCAAGAGCGTCGCGATGATGCTCACCCAGACGGCCGGCGCTGGCAAGCTCACCGCGGAGAACTGGAACCAGCTGGCCGACGCCATCCCGGGCGCTTCGGGCAAGCTCCAGGAGGCGATGCTGAAGAACGGCGCGTACACGGGCAACTTCCGCGACGCGATGGCCAAGGGAGAGATCACCTCACAGGAGTTCAACGACGCGCTCATGCAACTGGGCATGAACGATGGCGCCATCAAGGCGGCGGAAAGCACGCAGACGTTCGAGGGCGCGTTCGGCAATCTCGAGGCCACCATCGTGGACGGTGCGGCGAACATCGTCAACACCGTCAAACCGTACATCACCGGAGCGGTCACCGCGTTGGGCGACGGCATCGGCAAGGCGATGCAGTGGGTGAACGACTTCACGGGCGCGCTCGTGAAAACCGAGGGCGTGCAGACGTTCGCCAACGGGGTGAAAAGCATCGCCGGCGCGGTCGGTTCGATCGTCGGCCCGTTCGCCGGCGTCATCGGCAGCCTGCTCGGCTTCACCGGCGGCGCGGACAGCGCCAAGGATTCGGCGCAGCGTCTCTCCGACGTGCTGGACTTCGTCGGCGGGATCCTCCAATCGGTCGGTACGTTCGTGCAGCAGAACGCCGACTGGATGCAGGCGCTTGCCATAGCCGTCATGGCGGGATACGGCGCGTTCCAATTGTTTTCGATCATTCAGACCGTGGTCGGTTTCATCAAGGCGTTCAGCGTGGCCGAAACCGCGGCTACTGCAGCCCAGTGGCTGCTGAACGCGGCCATGAGCGCGAACCCGATCATGATACTGGTCGTGGCGATAGCGGCACTCGTGGCTGGTCTTGTCTGGTTCTTCACCCAGACCGAAGCCGGTCGGCAACTGTGGGCGGAGTTCACCGGCTTCCTGCAGTCCAAGTGGCAGTACATCACCGACTTCTTCCAGACCACGTGGCAGAACATCACGCAATGGTTCTCCGACGCGGCCGCGAACATCCAGAACGGGTGGAACGCGCTAACCGCGTTCATCGGTTCGATTCCCGGCAGGATACAGGTGTTCTTCGCAGGCATCGGCCAATGGTTCGCGAACAAGTTCAACGAGGTCCGCAACGGCATAGCCAACGGCTTCAATTCGGCGGTCTCGTTCGTCGCCTCGATCCCGGGCCGTATCCTCAACGCGCTCGGCAATCTCGGCGGATTGCTGTGGAACGCGGGCGCGAGCATCATGCGGGGCTTTCTGAACGGTCTGAAAAGCGTCTGGGGCAACATCACGAGCTTCGTGGGCAATATCGCCGGCTGGATCGCCTCGCACAAGGGCCCGCTCCCCTACGACCGCAGGCTGCTGATCCCCGCCGGCGAGGCCATCATGGGCGGTTTCCGCAAGAGCCTGAACGCCGGCTGGCAGCAGGTGCAGTCCGACGTGGCCGGCATGAACGTCGGCCTTGCCAACGGGTTCAAAACCCCGGCCTACATGTATGGCGGCGGTCAAGGCATGGATTACACGCCGAACACCGGCAGCGCGTCGAACGTGAACATCACCAACTACTATCCGCAGGCCGACCCGTGGCCGCTCGCCACGAACGACAGTCTCGACAAGCTGACGGTCGGAATCTAAAGGGGGTTGCTTATGGCCGGTGTCGATTACGAGCTCAACGGCGTGGCCCTCGACTCCCAGTATTGCCGCGTCACATTGGGCAGCACCCTGTTCGCCGGGGTCTCCGTGTCCCGCAGCAAGGTCAGCGCCCCATTCCGGCATGGCACGATACCCTCCGGTTTCGCGCCATCGTTCGAGGAACGCAGCGTGACGCTCAAGGTCACCGCGTTCCGTTCTGGCGCGTTGGGCCACGGCGATGCCTCGGGTTTGGATTCGAGCCGCCTGGCGCGCCTGTGCACGGCACCAAGCCTGACATTGGGCCGTCGGGTCAACGGGCGGAGACAGCAGGCCGTCGTGGAGCTCGCCAGTCTGGAGGCCGACGACGGAGGCACCGTGCTGGACAGGCTCACCCCGTTCACGGCGGTGTTCGCCATGCCCCAGGTGTGGTGGCGCGATCCGGTCGCGTATGACCGTCAGGTGGCGGCGAACACAACGGACTGGCTGTGGCCGTCAGCCGTGCAATGGCGGCAGGAATACTGGACGCGGTGGAGCGGCACGGCGAACGATTCGACCAGTCTCATGGCGGATTTCGTGACCATGTGGATGGGCGAGACGAACAACTCCCCCTCGCTGCTGTTCCCGTTGTCGTCGGGCATACCGGATGGCATGTTCGGCGACGCGCCCGTCAACGATCCGATAATACGGCTGCCCAAGGGCGTGAGCAGCGCCTCGGTCACCGACCCCACGTCGAACACGGGCGTCATCTGGCAGGGTGCGGCCAACGCGAACGCCTACACGTATGTGGACGTGGGCAACTGCCTCGCATGGCAGTCCACAGCGGATCATCAGTGGACGCAATCTGGCACGGACGTGACCGGCGGCTTGGATTATCCGGCGGGCGGCCTGCTGCAATGCTGGCCGAACCCGGTGGACAACGGCTACCGGCTCACGTCGAAGATCACCGGCAGCGGCGAGCCATTGCTCGTGCACGTGCGCCGCGCATGGTGGTAGACCCCGTATTCCCCTTCTATGCAATTTCCGCGCCGGTTTTCAACGTCTGGAGTCCCCTTATGGTCAAGACACTGCACGCCCGCCTCGTCGCCTACCTGCCCAACGGCGGCAGGCTCGGCAACCTGCCCGCACCGCTCTCATGGGACGCGAGCATCGTCAACAACGACCTCGGAGCACTCAAGGTCGTCTACAGCCGTCGTACCGTCGGCGGCGGAATCCTGAAACGCGGCCTCGAACAGGGGCTCGAGATCGGGCTCGAGGTCAGTGACGGCGGAACATGGAGCGAACCCTACAACTGCCGCTACCTGCTCATAGGCCGCTCCCGCAACGCCGAAGACGTGTCGGACACGGTGACGCTCACCTGCCAGAGCATGGGCTGGCTGGCCAACAAGATTCTGAACAACGACACCGCGCATCTGATAGCGGACGGCGACAACAAGGGCAAGCGCGCGTTCCTGTCGAAGAACCCCGGCACCATCATCAGAACGATTCTCGATGAGAACAAGGCCCGCAAGGGTGCCGGCCTCGTTTTGGCCCCCGGTTTCGACACCGGCAAGGACGCGGCTGGCGCGAACTGGAAGAGCGTGTACACGCTCTACTACTCGTTGGGCACGAGCCTGAACAGCATGCTTTCGAGCATGGTGGGCGGCGGTGCCATCGACTGGCGCACCGAGGGCCGCACCCTCAGAATCTGGAACGCCGACAGCACCAGTCTCAGCCGTGACCTGTCGGGCCGCGTGCACATCAGCATGGCGCACGACATACTCGAGGCACCCGAAGAGGAAAGCATCGAAGACCTCTCCAGCGATATCCTCGTGGAGGGTGACAACGGGCTAATCTTCCGCGAGTCGAATCCGGCGGCACCCACGCCGTGGGGTGGCTGGGAATCCTATGTCTCTCAGGGTGGAGTCTCGGACGAGGCCACCGCCAAGGCGTTCATGCAGACCACATTGGCCAGCGCGGCCCGTGTGCGCGGCCAGTACACCCGCTCGCTGCTCGTCACCAACGCCGAATCATTGCCGTTGGTGGACTACCGGCCCGGCGACTGGATCACCGCGCCCACAGTCCAGCACGGCGAGAAGGTGCGCATCCAACAGGTCACCGTCAGCCTCGACTCCAACGGGCTCAAAGCCTCGATCACCCTCAACGACAAGGTGTACGACTCGCAGGTGCGGGCCGCCAAGAAGATCGCCGGTATCACCGGCGGCGCGACCCTCGCTGGTTCCGAGGGTGGTCGTCCCGCTCCGGAGAAGGATCATAGGACGCCGAAGGCTCCGACTGGTCTTGTGGTGCAGACGGACGCCTATATCTCCAGTCGTGGCACCGCGTTGGGTTTGGCTACCCTGCAGTGGGCTGCGGTCTCTCAGGCGACGGATGATACGGCCATCGATATTTCGGGCTACCGGGTGGAGTATCGTAAGAATCTTGCTGGTGCGCCGTGGGTTTCCGGTGGCGTGACGGATGCGCAGCGGTTGACGTTGGGCATCGGCGGGTTGGAATGCGGGCAACGCTATGAGTTCCGGGTCAGGGCCGTGCCAACGTATTCGGACAAATTGGGCGACTGGTCGAACGTGGTCGTGGCCCTCGTGGCCAGTGACGTGACGCCGCCGAGCATCCCGTCCAAGCCGATACTCACCTCGAAATTGGGTGTGGTGGACGTGCAGTGGGACGGCAGGAACAATGCCGGCGGCGGCATGGAGCTGGACTTCGACCACGTGGAGGTCGGCATCAGCGACTCCAACGGGAACTGGAAATACCGGGACAGCGTGGCGCGTGACGGGCATTGCGTCGTCACCGGATTGGAGTATCGCGCCTACTGGTTCGCTTTGCGTTCGGTCGATCATTCGGGCAACAAGTCGGATTGGGGTGTGGGCGCGTCGATCACGGTCGCCAGCGCGGTGTCCCAGACCGACCTGGACAGGCTCGACAAGGATCTGCGGGACAACAAGACCGCCATCGACAACGCGAACAGGGAATTGTCCCAAGCCAAGCAGGATATCGCCGGCAATACGACGGCGATAGGCAACGCGAACAGGGAATTGGCTACGGCGAAGTCCGACCTGACGCAGGCGAAGCAGGACATCGCCAACAACACGACGGCCATCGGCAACGCGAACAAGCAGATCACGTCGAACAAGACGGCCATCGATAACGCGAACAGGGAACTGGACGCGGCTCAGGGCGACATCGCGCAGGCGAAGAAGGACATCACGCAGGCCAAGTCGGACGCGGCCAACGCGAAAAACGAAGCGGGCAAGGCCAGCGCGGCCATCGAGTCGGCGAAGTCCGACATCGCGAACGCCGCGTCGAAGGCCCAGTCCGCGTTGGACAAGGCCAATTCCGTGGGCAAGAGCCTCGACGGCCTGCACAACGAGTACGAGGGGCCCGACGACCCGACCACGCTTTCCGGCGTGACCGTGCGTCAGGGTGATTTCTGGTACAAAACCCAAAAATACTGGACGCGCTGGTCCGGCGCTGCGAACGACAGCACGTCCCTGCTGGCCGACTTCTATACGGGTTGGGAGGGCGAGCCGAACAACAGCGCGAGCTGGCTCGTGCCGTTGTCCAGCCGTTTCATCGGCGTGTACGTCTTCGACGGTTCGCGGTGGAACGAGCGCAACATCGTGGCCGCGAACATTCTCGCTTCCGGCAGCGTGGTCGCCTCCAACATGGCGGCGAACAGCATCACGACGGACAAGCTGGTGGCCGGCGCGATCACCACGGACAAGGTGGCGGCGAACGCGATAGTCGCCGGCAAGATAGCCGCCGGAGCCATCACCACCGACAAGCTGGCCGCTCTGGCGGTGACCGCCGACAAGCTGGCCGCGAACAGCGTGGTGGCCGGCAAATTGGCCGCGAACAGCGTGAACGCGGACAACATCGTCTCGGGGGCCATCACCACTGACAAGTTGGCGGCGAACAGCGTGAACGCGAGCAAGATCGTGTCCGGCAGCATTTCGACGGACAAGCTGGCCGCATTGGCGGTCACGGCCGACAAGCTGGCCGCGGGCTCTGTGATAGCGGACAAGCTCGCCGCGAACAGCGTCAACGCTGGCAACATCGTCTCGGGGGCCATCACCACGGAGAAGCTGGCCGCGTTGGCGGTGACCGTGGACAAGCTCGCCGCGAACAGCGTGAACGCGTCGAAGATAGTCGGCCAGTCGATCACGGGCGACAAGATCGCGTCGAACACGATAGTCGCGCGCAACATCGCCGCCCAGTCGATCACGTCGGACAAGGTGGCGGCCGGCCAGTTCTCCGGCTACGTGTTCACCGGCAGCATCTTCCGCACCTCCGGCTCGAACCCGAAGGTCGAAATGACCTCCAGCGGAATTCACGCCACCGATTCCACCGGCAAGGACATATTGCAAATCGGATACAACATAGAAACGGGGCTCGCAGTGATAAACCCACTCACAAAACTGTTGACACCATTAAGCTGGCAGGCCTTCGCCGCGCAACCAGTCACCCTTCAAAGTAGATATGACAGTGGTGATATACAAAAAGAAGGTACTGGCAGCACCACAATGACCTGGATAGACACCGGTTCCACCCTACAATTCAGCACTGGTTTCACCGGCACTGTGGCTGTACTGGTGTCATCGTGGATGTATTTGAGGATGGCAGTAGGTGGCACAGCAATCGCCGACGGATTCGCCAGAATGTGCATAGGCATACAAATACTTGATGGCTCTGCTGAAGTGCACAGCTACAAGAACGATTGCGTAACCAACCAACTTGAAAATTCTTCGGCTGTAAGGCAGGCCTCCTCTGATACCAACGCTGCGACTTTCTCCAACGGATTCATCGTTTCCCTCTCGAAAAACAAGACCTATACGGCGAAAATCTGGTTTGGATACAGATGGAACAGCTCGGCCAACTCAATCGTAGTACTCAGAGCGCAACGTCCGTTTGTCCAGATAACCCCATGTGTCAACTGAAAGGAACAACACCATGCCAAAAAACACAACCGAAAACCCCGTGCAGGCGGACATCAACGACGTGCTCGACAACATGGCGGCACGTAACGCCACCCTGACCCGCGAACTCGCCATCAGCCAGGCGCAGGCCACCGCACTGCAACGCAGGCTCGCCATGCTCGAGGCCAAGCAGGCCGAAAACAAGTAATCAGTCGAACAATTTTTTGAAGCCATCCCACGGGGTGGCTTTTTTCATACCCGAAAACAGAAAGGAATTGTCATGGCGGAAACAACGGCGATTGGCCTCGTACACAACCTCGACACCGACCCGAACTGCCTGAAGCAACGCAACTCATGGCGCTCCAACGTCACCAAAACCGACGATAAGCATTACCGTTACGCGATCGGGGACGGACAGCCGAACTTCACCCTGCAACCCTCCACCAACATAATCCCGAAGGGCGGCATCATAGTCGTCCAATACCAAGGCAACAACGCAAGAGCCGAAGCCGATTACCCCTCCGACTGCACGATCATATCCGACAACGGCTGGCTGCTCGTCATCAAAGCACTCAAGGACAGCATCTGCGCGATCCGTTACAACAATGGCAACGTCGTCCTCGATCATGTGACGGTTCTGCCCGACGAAACCGAATACCGGCGCATGGTTGACGGCTACAAGCTGGCATCAGGCTTCGACGGCGACACCATGCCGTTAATGGGGGGGGCAGGGCTAAACGCCATCGTCTGGCTGCTCGCCTCCGCCGCTCTGACTGGGTGGTGGCCGCATGACCTATATCACGAACCTGTACCACGACCCCTCATGCCGCAGGCAGATAGGCACGTGGGTCAGCGCCGGCGACATAAATGTCGAGGCTCTCACCGACGGGCACTTCCGCTACACGCATACCGGCGCCGGCTCCTGGGCGCTACTCGGCTTGAATTGGAATGCACTGATAAAGCCGGGCCGTGTCGTGGTCGTCGCCTACACGGCCACCAGCGGGGTGAGCGTGACAGTGGAGAACGCCACGCCGCTCGCCTCGGGCACGACCCCATCGGGTGCCACGTGGAAGGCGGGGAAAATCAACGTGGACGGCAACCACAACGTCCTCTGCAATGGCGAGGGCAGTGTGACATTGGGGGCCATGGCCGTGTACGAGGGCGGCGATTGGCCGACCGTCCAACAGCTCCTCCCCCGGTTCCCGTGGTTCCACGGAGGCACGATGCCCCTGCAGTGATCGGCGGTGAGCGCCGATGATGCGACATAACTGGTTCCCGAACCCCATGCTGGGCGATCCGAAACCCACGAGGAGTCTCGACTGCACCGTCCACCAGTGGGGTTCACCGAACAATCCGGGCATCGTCCTGCGGCATTCGTCCGACACCGCCGGCGGCTACGCCGAATGGGTGGTCTCCGGCCTGCCGGCGGGCGTGAGGTGCGCGTTCGTCGCGTCCTGCGGCGCCGCCGAGGCCACGAACACGTTCCGAGGCCCCCTCATGGAGGTGCAGAACTCCAAATCCGCCACATTGGGCTATTCCAAGAGCTGGGCCAGCAAGGAACGCATTCGAATCGTTTTCACCGTGCCCTCCGACGGTGTCGTGCGCCTCATCTTCCGAGGCCAGACCGGCAAGGACACCGCGTTCTACCAGATCATCTGCACCGAGGCCGGCAGCGACGAGAGCTTCTTCACCGGCGGCACGATGCCATTGCAGAACAACTAGCGAAAGGAAAGAAGGCCATGACCTAGATGAACGAGACGATACCAGTATGGCTCACATTCGTGGGCATGATCCTCGGCTCCGGTGCGACCGGCACCATCACCGCGTGGATGCTCAGACACCTCGACAATACGTCCGTGTTGGACCAGGCCGTGCGCGAACTCCTGTTGTGCCGGCTCGAGGACCTGCGCGCCGAGATGGTCGCCAACGACGGCATAGCCGACGAGGACCTCAAAGGCCGCAGCCAACGCCTCTACGACGTGTACCACGCGCTCGGCGGCAACGGTCACGGCACCAGCCTCAACAACGACATCCAGAGTGCGCCGATAGCCCCGAGAAAACCACAGGCTTAGCCCACGCCGACCCCGGCGGGGGCTGTTTCCATGCCCACCACATAGGAAGGAAAACGAATTTGGGCAAAATCAAGAACAGAAGCAAGCCGCTACATGCCCTCATCGCGGCATTGTTCGCCGTGCTGCTCGCATGCACGCCGGCGATCGCGATGGCCGACATGGTAGGCATCGACGTGTCCGGCTGGCAGGCCTGGAACGTGACCTGCACCGCCAGCTACGACTTCGCGGTCGTCAAGGTCAGTCAGGGCGTGGGCTTCGAGAACTCCAGTTGGCGCACGCAGGCCAAGTGCGTGACAGACCGGGGCAAGAGCCTCGGCCTGTACCATTACGCCGGCGGCAACAACGCCGCGAGCGAGGCCGACTACTTCGTCGGCCGGGCACGCGACTTCGTCGGCAGGGCAGTGCTCGTGCTCGACTGGGAGTCCTATCAGAACGCCCAGTGGGGCAATTCCGACTGGGTTCGCCGGTTCGTGCAGCGCGTCCACACGCTCACCGGCGTATGGCCGATGGTGTACGTGCAGGCCAGCGCGCTGGGCCAGATACCCGGCGACGTGCGCGCCAACTGCGGCCTGTGGGTCGCCCAGTACGCCAGCAACGCGCCCACCGGC